AGTAACTTCTTTGGCAGGTAAAAGCTATAAAATTCCATATTGGACAGATTGCCCAAACTTGTCGGAAAAATTACAAAAAGACGGAATAACAGAACTCGAAACAGATTTGCAATTAATTGTTAATGAATGGGGATCTAACCCCGAAGATTTACGAATAATAGCTATGCCAGGTGATGATATGGACGGGTGCGAATATCCGCTAAAAAACAAAGATACATTAATAGTTGACACTAGTAGAAATAATATTGCAGAAAGTGGTATTTACTTCTGCACAACTCACGGACACACAAGAGTATATGTTCGCAGAATAATCGAAAAAATGACAGATGATGTTTATTGCGTTACAACTGTTGATAACCCAAGATATAAGTCTATTATTGAGAAAAAGTGGACAAAGGAAATGTGGAAACAAGCAGATGTTCAAGTAATCGGCAGAGTTATTAAAAATATGAGTTATACGATATAGCGGAATGGCTCATTATTTGGTATAATTAAGGTATGAGTATGGAACAATTAAAGGAAATTTTAAAGGACTATAACAACTACCCATTAAATGTAGTTGAAATTTGTACTAGGCTTGGAATTATAGTTCAACAAACAGAAGAATTCCCAGACGATGTTTCAGGCGTTATTTTTAAAGAAAACAACCAATACTATATCTTGGTTAATAAATCTCATTCAATAGGTCGTAAATCTTTTACTATTGCTCACGAATTGGGTCATTATATTTTACATAAGGATTTATTAGACAAAGAAAACGAACTTGTATCATATATTAAAAGTTGGACTGGGAATGTTTTGCCTGCGTTGCCTCGTGGCGTTGAATATAACAAAATGGAAGCAGAGGCTAACGACTTTGCAGCAAGATTATTAATGCCAGAAGAAACATTTAAAAAAGTTTGTGAATGTTCTAACTCTATTGAAGATGTTGCCCATTATTTTGGTGTGTCTGTTCAAGCTGCTACAATTAGAGCCAATAATTTAGGGGGCTTGTATTTTCTATAATGACTAAATTTTCAATACCAACTAATAGGGAAAATGTAGGAAATAAAGAATTTAAAAAGTTACTTGAAGAAAGAAAACTAACTAAAGAACAAGAAGATAAAGAAAAATATATTGATTTAAAATATAATATTATTTCTTTTTGTTCTACTAAAGGATTAATTATTGCTGTTATTTTATGGTTTATTGCGTATTTTACAAACCATCAAGAAATAAAAGATATTTGTCTTTTTTATATTCAAACTGTTATAACTTTATATATTGGTTATTTGATTTCAAAAACATAAACATATTACAATTTGTTTACAAATATTGACGAATAAAAAAAGGTTGATTTTATTGGGTTTCAGTTTTTGAAGCCCTTTTTTGTTGTGGTTATCTTTCTACTTACAAAAGCCTTTTGACGATTTATTAAAAGTCTTAATAATTTTTTATGCTCAATTTTAAAATTTAATTAGGGAACAAAAAGCCCGTTTTGGAAAGGAATAACATATAAAAGGTGGAGTAGATATGGCGTTGAATATGGAATTTAACCAGACAAAACTCTTTCTAATCAAAAATGAAAAGGTTAATCTATCAGATGATGATAGACCAATTGTCAAACGATTAAAGCCGAGTAGTGACGAGGCACAATATGACAAGTTTTATTCGCTATATGCATTTGACGAGATAGGCTATCACAGGGAACTAAAAAAGATTATCGAGGAAAGGAATTTAAAAGGGGTTTATTGTCTGCCACTTGCAGAAAGAAAGGAAATAAGAAAAAAACATTATGTTTTAGATTTTTACGGCGAAAGAATGTCAAAGAGTGATGAAAATCACATTTTTAGAATTTCCGTTTTGCACAAAATATATAATAATATTTATTCTCAATTTTTATTCAAATACGCATTATACGAGGATGTAACCAATATAGATGGCTTATTGTTCTACCAAGAGGAACTACAATGCGAAATAGATGGATTTCAAATGAAATCGTTGAAAGTAAGAATACTAGCACACTTGGCATTATTAAGGTTACTCAAAAAAGGTTATGACATAAAAGAAGCAGTAATTGAAGTTAAAAAGAGGTGGTTATTTAATGGCAAATAATAAGAACTTAAAGCCTTTCACTTCTGACCAAAGCCGTGAAGAAGCCGTGAAGAATGGTCGAAAAGGTGGTAAAAAATCAGTTGAAAAAAGAAGAGAACGCAGAGCGTTAAAAGAAGAGTTATTATTATTGCTTGATACTAATCAATTTAGAGAAAAAATAAGCCTTGCAATGATTACAGAGGCTGTTAATGGCAACGTTAAAGCCTTTGAGGTTATTAGGGATACAATAGGCGAAAAACCTATAACTAAATCTGAAATTACTGGAAAAGATGGAGAGTCTTTAACAACAAAAACAGTTTATGTTCTTCCAGATGAATTAAAAGAGGTAGAAAAACATATAAAAGAAACGATTGATAAATGACAATTAATCCAGAGTTATTAGGACACGTTTTGCTTAATAAAGGCTTTGAGATATGGTTTAGATATATGTTTGATTGCATAGAAAATCGACCATTTATCAAAGAAGCAATACACGATGATTTATTCTCTTTTTTTAATGCCGTTTACAATGGAAAAAAAACAAGAGTAAATTTAAACATTCCTCCACGTAGCGGAAAAACTACAGCAATGCAATACTTTGTTGTATATTGTTTAACTCAAAATCCAGCAAGTAATATTATATATACTTCTTATTCTCAATCATTATTAACAGATATTGCTTGTAAAGTTGCTTCTATTCTTGAAAACCCAATATATAAAGCAATGTATCCACATAGAGCAGTATTAGAAAAAGAAGAACAAAACCCAATTAATGATTTTTGGAAAGATTATTTAATTCAAGAAACAGGGAAAAACACTTATTCAAGTAGAAAAATAACTACATACAGAGGTGGAGTTTGTTTGTTTTCTTCTATTGGTTCTCAAATTACTGGCTATGGTGCTGGGATAAGGAACAGTAATAAGTTTGGTGGTTTATTAGTAATAGACGATGCACAGAAGCCAGCAGACATTAGAAGCGAAGTAATGAGAGAAAATGTTGTCCGTTATTACGAAGAAACATTATTAAGCCGTTTAAACAACGCTCACGTGCCAATAGTCAATATTCAACAAAGATTACATCTTGACGATTTATCTGGAATATTAGAAAGAAAATATAACTATGAAACGTTGAAAAAACCATTGCTAAATGAAAAAGGTATTTGTCAATTACCCTCACAATATACAAATGAAAGAATTGAAGAATTAAAACTTAATTCTTATATGTTCTCTGCACAATATCAACAAGAGCCAATTCCTCTTGGTGGAAATATGATTAAGTCGCAATGGTTTAATTATTATACAGAGCATCCAGAATACACTAAATTATTTATCACGGCAGACACAGCACAAAAAACAAAAGAATGTAATGACTTCTCTGTCTTTATGGTTTGGGGTGGATATGAGAACAAATTATATCTTATTGATTTATTGCGAGGGAAGTGGGAAGCACCAGACTTATTAAAGCAAGCAGAATCAATAATAAATAGATACAGAATATTCAAAGAACGTCGTCTTTATGAAATTTTGATTGAAGACAAGGCAAGTGGAACTGGTTTAATTCAAACACTTAAAAGAACGTGTAAAATTCCAGTCCGTCCTATTCAAGTTGACAAAGATAAGGTTACTAGAGTTGATGATGCACTCCCTTTTATTGCAAATGGTTATTTAATGCTTCCATATAATGCAGAATATGGTTTTAACAAAGACTTAATTAATGAATGTGAATTGTTTGCTAGAGATATGAGCCATAAGCACGATGATATTGTTGATAATATTACAATGGCGATTCAATATTTTTCAAGAAAAACTAGTATTTATGATGTTCTATAGCCGTTTTTCAATAGTTTAAACTTGTTTTGAGGGGGAAACTATGAAAAATAAGCATAAACAAAAGAAAACTTCCAAAGAAATTGAAAAATTTAACTCAAATGAAATTGAAATAGAAAAATCTAACTCTTTAACAGAATTAGCATTGGGTTTAAGAACACAACAAAACGTAGTGTCTCAAGCAGATACAATAGACGTTAATTTACGTCGATATATGTTGACTACAAATAGAATGTTATTAAGCCAAATGTACATTGAATTAGGAATAGTCCAAACGTTAATAGACCAACCTGTTGACGATGCGTTTGCTGAATTACCTAAAATCAAATCCCCTCAAATTTCACCAGATGATTGTATTTTGGTTGAACAATTTATTACCGAAAATGGTTGGTTTGAAAAGTTTAAACAAGCCATCAAATGGGGTAGGTTATTCGGTGGCGCTGGTTTATATATTAATACTTCAACTAATCCAGCAACAGCATTAAGTCTAGACTCAATTAAAAAAGATAGCAAAATAGATTTATATGCGTGCGACCGATGGGAACTTAATTACGAAACTGACGGACAAATAGACGTTCAACATTTAAACGAAACAGCATCGTCTAGTGATACTCCATACAATCTATATGGGCAACCAATACACAAAACTAGAGTATTAAAAATGTGTGGTAAAATTGCACCGTCTATTCAACGTATGCAATTAATGGGTTGGGGAATGAGTGAGATTGAAAGACTTGTACGCTCACTTAATTCATATTTAAAAAATCAAGATGTAGTTTTTGAGTTATTAGATGAAGCAAAAGTTGATATTTATAAAGTAGACGGTTTTAACGATGCTTTAAGCCAAGCAAACGGCACAGCAAAGATACAACAACAAATCTCATTGTCAAACTCAATTAAAAACTATCTAAATGCTCTCATTTTAGACAAAGAAGACGAATATCAACAAAAGAGTATGTCTTTTTCTGGTTTGCCAGAAATGAACAAACAAAACAAAGAGAATATTGCTTCTGATTTAAAAATGCCAATTACTAAATTATTTGGTATTTCATCTGCAGGGTTCAATAGTGGTGAAGACGATATTGAGAATTACAACTCTATGCTTAATTCTGAAATTAGAGCAAAGAATAAAATGCACTTGATATTTGTATATAAACTTGCGTGTGCTGTTGTTCTTGGTTTTATCCCAGAAGATATTGATATAGAATTGCCAGATTTAAGAATACTTTCTGCAGAACAAACAGAAAATGTAAAAAACAATCAATTTACAAGGCTAGTAACTGCATTTCAAAACCAGTTAATCACAGAGGAAGAGTTTAAAGATGCTTGTAATCGTGAGGGTTTATTACCTATTGAATTAGATATTAAGAAGCATACTGTTATTGAGCAACCAAAAGAAAAAGAAGAAAAGAATATTAAAAAGTGAAATTATTAAAGCCATTTGTTGTTAAAAAACAATATATTAGCAAAATAGAAAAGGTTATAACAGACTTTTTACTTGATGTATATATAAATCCTCTATTGCAAATAATTAAGCCAATAAAGGACTATTACAATAGTTCTGATTACAATCTTCTTATTGAGGCTATTCTTAATCAAGAAATACAATATGTTAATGGTATGTTCTTTGGTTCATTTAATGCTCAATTATCTAAAAGTCTTGTTGAACTTGGTGCAAAGTGGAATAAAGTATATAAGGCTTATGTTATAGATGAAGACTTATTACCTATTGATGTGCGTAGTGCTATCGCTCAAGCCAATATGAAATCAGAACTAATGCAAAAGCAAATATTGGAGTTTTTAGACAACTTCAATATTGAAACATTCATACCAGATTTAAATAAAATGCTCGATATTCCTTTAGATTGGACTTTGGAAGACTTAGACGAGCAAAGTTATAACGTGTTTTTCAGTTGGCAAAAGCCAAAAGCAGATAGAGAAAAAAGCGAACTAAGGAAAGAATTAGAAAAAACAATAACAGTAAGCCCAGAATCAGAGAAAAAAGGCGATATTCAAAGGGCAAAATTAAACGAAAGCAAAAGAGAATTTATAAAAAAAGAATATACAGAAAATATAGACTTATCTATTAGAACATTCACAAATAAAGAAGCAACAAGGCTTAGAGAACTAGTAGAGCAAAATGCTTTATATGGACTTGCTAATAATAAAAATCTAGTTCAAACAATACAAAAAGAGTTTAATACAACTCTTCAAAAAGCGACTTTTCTTGCAAGAAATGAAACAGGCATATTTGTCGCTAAGTATCACGAAGCCAAGGCTAGAGAACTAGGCTTAACTACTTATGTTTGGTATGGTGTGAACGATGAAAGAGAGCGTGAATATCATAAAAAACTTAATGGACTTGTTTTTGACTTTGATAATCCTCCTATAGTGGATGCAAAAGGGAAAAGAGCAAATCCAGGTTTCGATTACAACTGTCGATGTCAAGCAAGAATAATTATGCCAAGTGAAATGGAGAAAATAGAACAAACAGACAAACAAAACGGAGAAAAAGGCGGTTTTAATTTGAGTTTTTTTAAGAAAAAAGTCTAGAATAGTTGGTTTTTCAATGTTTTACAATTCTTTTATAAAGGAGTTTTTAAAAATATGCCAAAAGAACATACAAACGCAAAAGATTGGGCTTCTACTTTTGTAGGTACAAATATTATGTATGAGGGAATAGCGACATATAAAGATGAATCTGTTTATTTATCATCTGACACGTTGAGCCGTTGTTTACCTAATCTAAAAGGAAAGCCAGTAATAATTGAGCATAAACTAGGTATCAAGCCAGAAAATATGGAAAAATACGCAGTTGGCTATGTGGTTAGATGTGGGCGAGATTTTAACAGCGATATAAATACTTGTGAATTTGTTATTTTCGACGATGAGGCAAAACAATTATTAATGAATGGTTACTCTCTTTCAACCAGTTATATAGCAAAAGGTTTTAAAGATGGTGGAACATTTATTAATACACCTTATGACAGAGAAATAATAGACTTAGAATTTACGCATTTAGCAATTGTGAAAAATCCTCGTTATGAAAAAGTTAAAGTTTATCAAAATGAAAAAGAAGACGAAGTTATAGAAAGTGAGGACGAAATGCCTAACGAAAACGAAAAAATAGAGATTAAATCAGAGTTATTTAATTCTCTATTATCTGCAGTTCTTAAACCTTTTCAAAACAAAAAGGAAGAAGAACTAGAAGAAAAAGAGAATGAAGAAAAAGAAGAACAAGATGATGATGTTCTTGAATATCAAGGCGAAAAATTCTCTAAAAAAGATTTAGTTGCTTGTTTTAAGAAAAACAACAAAAACAATGAAGAAGAAAAAGAAGAAGAAAAAGACGATGCTTCTGACGTTGTTGATGATGAAGAAAAAGAAAACAAAGAAGAAGAAAGCAACAAAGAAGACAAAGAAGAAAAGCAAAATGGACTTGAGGAAGATTGGTTTGAAAAAATGCAAGAGTTAATGAACTCTGCAGATAATAACGAAAAAATTAAGCCAGTTGCTTCTCAACAAGATGCTTTAGAAAAAGGCAAAAAGATTTACGGTTAAAAATAAAGGAGATTTTAAAAATGGGAGAATTAGTTTTAAATCAATTTGGAGTTACTGACAGAAAAGGTCAAGTAAAAAACCCAGACAAAGGTATTAGAATTGAAGCTTTAGTAAAAGGTGAAGACTTAGTTTATGGTGATTGCGTTAAATTAACACACGTAGACGGTGCTAAACTTCCAGTAGTTGAAAAAATTGCAACTGCTTCTGACAAAGTATTTGGTATGGTTAAATATGAATCAGCAAAAGCAAACGGCTATAAAGCAGGTGATATGGTAACTATCGCACGTCACTTTTCTATTATTGGTTGCGAAGCAAACGGTGCTATTGAAGCAGGTGCAGAAGTAGAAGCAGTTATTGACGGTGCAAAAGTTGCTACAAAATCAAATGGTACAGTAATTGGTGTTGCGTTAACTCCTGCTACTGTTAAAGGCGATGTTATTTTAGTTGAGTTAGTTTAATTAAAAGGAGTTAAATAAATGGAAAAATTAGCTTTAGTTGTAAATAGAGAGGGCGAAATCTGGTCACAAAAAGGCTTAGTCGCTCACGCAGATAGCAAAAAAGAATTAGAATATTTAAACGGTTTAGGTGTTGACCAAACAATCACAACATTAACTACTGTATTACCTCAAATTATTGAACAAAAATTCTATGAAGTTCCTTTAGCAGATTATGCAGACATCGCTGTAGGACAAGGCAATCCTTTTGATTCAGAATTATTCAACTGGACTACTGGCGTAGAGGGTTCTGATTTTGAAGCAGGCTTAATGAATATGGGTAGTGCTTCTTCAACTGGTTATGCAGATGATATTGTATTAGAACCTTTCAAAAGAAAAATTGTTACTTGGAGAAAAAATGTAGGATATAACATTATTGAAGACAAAACTTTCTCTCGTGGCACTCAAAATATGAGTTTAATTCAAGCAAAATATAAGGCTAGAAAAAAACAATATGATTTAGGTATTCAAAACACATTCTTCTTAGGTTTAAAATCTGATAAAGATGTAAAAGGTTTATATAACCAAGATGGAATTACTACAGATGTAACTACATTAACAAAACCATTATCTGCAATGAACCCAACTGAATTTACAGAATTTGTTGCTAACTTGTTAAAGAAATATCAAGCAATGAATGGTTATACTGCAATGCCTAACAGATTTGTTGTACCTCAAGATGACTACATCGGCTTAACTCGTTTATTATCAGAAACATACCCAGTTGCAGGTTCTACAAGAATTGAAGTATTAGAAAATGCTATTAAACCATTTGTATCTGATTTCAAAGTTCTTGGTTCTGCTTATGGTATGAAAACAAAACTTGCAGAAGTTGGCTTAAACGTTGACAGATATGCATTATATAGAAAATCTAGTGATTCTTTAGTTATGAATATACCTCTAGACTTCACAATCACTTTACCAAATACACCTGATAACTTTAACTATATTTCAACTGCATATTCTAGATTTACTGGTTTGAATGTATTCAGACCTCTAGAAATGATGTACTTTGATATTCAATAGTAGTTTCTTATATGCGAGGGGCTTTAATGCCCCTTGCTTTAAAAAAAGGAGTAAAAATGCAAATTATTAATAAGTCACAAAGAACATATTTGATTAATGATATAAAAATTAAACCTGCAGAAATTGTTGAAGTTTCAAAAGAAGATGCAACAAAATTAACAAAAGCATATCCTAACGATTTAGTTATGGTTGAGGTAAAAAGTTCATTTGAAACAATCGAAGACGAAGAAGAAAAACCAAAAACTAAAAGGAAATTAAAATAGATGATTACAGTTGAAGATTTCAAGAATTATTTCAAACGTGATTTTAAAGCCTCTTTTTTACCAAATGATATTGATGAGTCTTCAGAAGAAGCAACAGAATATATTCTTGATTCAGACATTGAAAAAGCAATAAACCAAAAAACAGCGATTCTCAATGAATCATTGTTTGAAGATTGCAAAATTTTATATATTGCTGAAATGTTTTTGACTGCTCATTGTCTAGTATATGATTTAAGAACTTCAAATAGTGGACTAGCAAGCACTTTTGAATTTCCTTTACAATCTAAGTCGGTTGGTGGTGTTTCTGTTAGTTATGGAATACCACAAAAATATTTGCAAAAAGAGATTTTTTCTTTCTTTTTGACTAGTGGCTATGGGCTAAAATATTTAGCCTTATTAGTTCCTAGAATGAAAGGAAATGTTTCAATCGCTACTGGTTGGACTTTACCATAATGAAAAAAATCAAACTAGAACTTAGCGAAGATTTAAAAAATTTGCCAAAAGCAAGTAAAGTTCTATCTGAATATGCAAAGAACAAAGTAAAAGTAGGAGTTCTGGGCGGTAATCATCCGATAAGTGGTAAATCGTTCGCTGAAATTGGTATATTCCACGAGTTTGGTAGTGTTTCGGATATTACATTTATGTATAAAGGAAAACTAATAACAGTTCACGGAGTACCAGCACGTTCTTTTATTCGAGTCCCTTTTAAGAAGTTTAAAGCAAACAAAGAAGCATATATTGATTCAATTAAACTTAAAATCTTAGACGATATGCAAAAGGGCGAATATACTGGCAAGGCTTACTCTTATGCAGGTCAAGAAATAAAGGTTTTAATGCAAGATGAATTTATCAATAACAATTGGGAACAAAACAAAAATAAAGAATATATTGACCTCAAAGGAAGTTCAACCCCATTAATTGATACTGGTTCTTTAGTTAATTCTATAAATTATGAGGTAGTTAAAAAAGATGAGTAAATTAAGTGAAATATTTGGAGGTTTACCTAATTTAGCAATAGCATTAAAGGGTTGGGAAATACCAATTGAAGCCGATTTTGTAACTCAAGAAAATATTGATGGCAAAATTACTGACGTTTCAAATAAAAAGATAATTAAAGGCGTTATTCAACCAATGTCAGCAGAAACAATACAAATTAAACCAGAGGGACAAAGGGCTTGGGCTTGGTATTTAATTCACATTAATCCATCTTATCAACGTTTAAGAGTTGAACAAAAATTAACTATTAAAGGTGAAAAATATAAGATTATGGAAGTTAAAAACTTTATACCTTATGGATTTATGGAATATCACGTTATTAAGGATTACGAATAATGAATATTGATGAAATTATACAAAATATATTAATCAATGAACTTTCTTTGCCTATGGATTATGGAAAAGACAAAGACGGCTTTATCATTCCATCTTGTTATGTTTATGCTCCAAATATTTCAATTGGCAAAACTGATAAATTACAAATTTGTATTCAATCAATTAATTCTAGAATCTTATCTAATAATAATTCTTACAAGGAAATAGATAACGAATTTTCTGAAATTCAAGAAATTATATTAAATGACACAATACAAATAGATGTTTTTAGCAGTAGTGACGAAGCAAAAAACAGATGGGGCGAGGTGGTATCTGCTTTGCACTCGCTATATTGTCAATATATGCAAGAAAAACATCATTTTAGAGTTTTCCAAATTCCTAATAATGTTAAAAATACTAGTAGTGTTGAGGGTTCTGCTCGTCTTTATCGTTGGACTATTACAATCCAAGTTAATCATAAAAAGCAATATGTTAAAAATGCAGATTACTATGACAAATTTAAATTTGAATATGGTATTGACACTATGGAAAATAAGAAACAGTTTGAAATACCTCAAAATTAAAAATGCTAAAATGCAATTAAAAGGAGAAATTAAAAATGGCAGAAATAAGTTATGTTAATACTGTTAACGTCAATTTAACTGGCACACCTCAAGGAATGACAGATTTTGTTGTTGCTAATATCTGTTTATTTTCTAATGAAAAAGCAAAGTTTGTTGACGAATATAAAGTATATGTTTCACCATCTGCAGTAGCAGAAGATTTTGGCTCTGATAGTGTTACGTATGCTATGGCAAACGCAATATTTGCACAGACACCAAATTTAAGAAGTGGTGGAGGTTCTTTGATTGTTGCACCATATAAAGCAACTAATGCAACTTTCGCAACTATAGAAACATCTGATTTAAGTGGTGTAATTAAAACAATACAAACATTAACAAACGGAACTTTAACTATTAAAGATGCAGAAAATATTATTGCATTAACTGATTTAAATTTTACAAGTGTAACATCTGTCGAAGATATTGCAAAAGTTATTAAAAACAAAGCAAAAGATTTAACAGTTGAATATGTCAAAGAGAATAACTCAATTATATTTAAGTCTCATTATCTAGGTGAAGAAAGCAAACTTACAGTAGTTGCTACTGATGAAAGTACAGATATTGCAGGATTACAATATTTAAATATTATTGATACTACTAGTAATGTTGGTACAAATGCAATAGATACAGAAAAACTATCAGATGCAGTAAATAGAGTCGCTTCTAAAATTTTCTTTGGTGGTGTTTTAGACACAACATTAAGAGAAAATGACTCTATTGAAGCAAACGTTAAGATTATTGAGGGAATGAGCAAAAAAATATATGTTGAGGCTATTCATTCTTTAAATAATATCAAAGAATTAGGACAAACAATTAAAACTGGTGGCTATAAGAAGACAAAATTATTGGCTTATGCTTCTGGTTCTTATAAAGATGTAAAATGTTTTGCATCTGCTTATTTATCAAAAGCATTATGCACAAATTACACAGGTTCTAATACTTGTATCACAATGAACCTAAAAGAACTTGCTACAATTAATCCAGATACTTCTTGTGGTGATAATGAATTAGTATTAGCAAAACAGTACGGAGTTGATATTTACGGTTCTACAAGTGGTTTGGCTTGCGTTTATTCTACTAGAAATGCTGGAGGTTATATGGACGATATAACTGGCATAGCATCATTTACTGGTGAATTAGAAGTTGCTGGCTTTAATTATTTAAGACAAACCAATACAAAAGTTCCACAAACAGAGGCAGGAATGACAGGTTTAAAAGATTACTTGGCTCAAGTTTGCGAAAGATATGTGACTAATGGATTTATCGGAACTGGTTTAAAGTGGAACTCTGCAGAAAAATTTGGAGACGTTGAAGATTTTGATAGAAATATCTTTGAAAAAGGTTATTATATTTATTCTTTACCGATTGCTCAACAAAAACAATCTGAAAGAGAGTCTAGAATCGCACCATTAATTCAGATTGCTTGTAAATCTGCTGGTGCAATACACGTAGTTAATGTAAATGGAACAATAGAGGCATAGGAGGTTTAAAATGACAAGTTTTTGTATGACAGGCGATGATACATTTATTATAAATGCTACTCCTATTCACCCTCAATTTGCAGACGGTGACACAGTAACAATTGATTTTCCTAATGAGTTATGCTCGTTAACAACTGGGAAAGATAGCAATACTATATACGCATTAAACGAACAAGGTGCAAATTTTGATGTAGTTTTTTCTGTAATGCGTGGTGGTTCTGTTGATAAACATTTAAACGGATTAAAAACTAATCAAACAAAAGATTTTGTTAGTTTTCCATTAATGACAGGAGCATTTACAAAAAGATTAGGTGATGGTTATGGCAAAGTTTCTTATGATACTTATGTTTTAAGAGGAATGGTTTTTGTAAATCATTTACCAGCAAAAGGTAACGTATCTGGGGACGGAGAACAGGGCAAAGTAGAATATAGGCTAAAAGGTGCTTTAGCCGTAAGAGGGATTTCATAATTCTTCTCTAGTTTATAGTGGTGTTGTATTAGGGGCGAAAGCCCCTTTTTTATTTAATTAAAATTATTCTAGGAGGTTTTATGCGAGAAATAAAAGGACAAAACGGAGCAAAAATTGTAATTAATGCAAGTTCAATGAAAAATGTAAAAAGATTAAGACAATGTATTGCTAAAGAGTTGCTAAAACATAAAATTGATTTAGGTAATACATCTTCTTTAACAGATATTGCAAACACATTAAAAGACAATTTACCAAAATTAATTAATTTATTAAAAGATGTTTTGCTTGGTATGGAAATTTCAGAGGAATTTGAAACAGTTATTTATGCTTGTCTTTCTGATTGCACATATAACAATATTCAAATCAGAGAACAACTATTTGACGATATTCCAGAAGCAAGAGAAGATTACGACCGAATTATTTTGGAGGTTATAAAAGAAAATTTAGCCCCTTTTACAAAGGGTCTTCTTGGAACGTCCTCAATAAGCAGTCTAATGACCAAAGAATCGTCCCAAAAATAAAAATAGATGATAGTTATAGCATAGACACTATCGTTTATTCTTTGGCTTCTCAAGGGGCTTTTTGTGGCAATCCAGTAACTATATGGCAAAGTCCAGTTGATATAGTTATGGATATGTACAATTACAGAAGTTTTGAGGAAGACTTTAAAAATAGTTACTTTGAATTAAATAAAGAAAGTTAAAATATGGCTGGTGGCGTATTAGATGAATTAATAGTAGTTGTTAAAACCCTTTTTGATGATAAAGGTGCAAAAAAGGGTGAAAAATTTAACAAAGATTGGAAAAAGGTTATTGCTCAAATTGCAAAAGAATATGTAAAACTTATGCAAAGAATTGAGCAAGCACTTAATTCTATGGCTAGATTTAATCAAGCGTTTATTGACTTTACACGTCAAACAAGTGTAGCAATGGAAACATTAAACAAATACACGTCCGTAGGACAAGCCACGAACTATAATTTTAATGCTTCTACAGCAATACAAACAATAGAACAATTACAACAAAAACTAGTTGACTTACAAATAACTGGTTCTGGAGCAAGACCTTTTCAATTGCTAGGCATAAACCCAATAGGCAAAGATGCAACTCAATTAATAGAAGAAGTAAGAGAAAAAATAAAAGACTTAAATAATGAGCAAGCGACATATATGCTTAATCAACTTGGCATAAGTGCTGAAATGTTGCCAATGTTAAGAATGTCAAAGCAAGAATTTGAAGAAATAAGCGATATATGGGGGCGTTTCCAATTTAACGAAGAACAAAGAAAATTAATCTTTGAATATGGCATCCAACTTAAAAAAATTAATGCTCAATTTAAGTTTTTAATTGATGGAATTGTTTTAAAACTTACTCCATTTTTGTTAAAAAATAAAAGTGCTTTAGTTTATATTACAAAGTTTGCGTATAACATTTACAACATTGTTGAAAAAATAATCTTAAAATTAAAAGAAGTACGACCAATTAGAGATTTAATAGATTTTGTAGTTCTTATTTTTAAAGATATTAAGTTTGTAATGGACGAAGTAGAAGACTTCTTTATGTGGCTTACTGGTACTGGTAAAACCTTTATGGGCGAAAACTTTGGCGAGTTTGCAGACATAATGAACGATTTATTAAATAGGTCTCCTAAATGGGTTCAAGACTTAGTTAATGCACTTAGAAAAATAGAAGAGTTTGAGAAAAATCAACAATCTGGAAGTGCTTTTTTACGTGCATTAAGCCCAACAGCACAATTAATAGAAATGGCACAAAATACAAATAGAAGTCTTACTGGTGACGTTAACCAAACTAATAATATTTATGTAACAAATGATGAGACAGGTCAAAAAATAGGTTCTAAAGTCAAGGATATGTCTTATATGGCTTTAAGATACCAACACGGAACAGTTAGATAGGAGCTTATATGTTAGTTGATAAAAAGTTTTTGGAATTATTGTTAGAAGAGTTTCTAAACAAACAAGATAAAGGAAGATGGGTAACCATTAAAGGAAATCATATTTTTATTAGAGACGGAGAATCTCTCGCTGATGCTTTTAAAAGAACAACTGGAGTAAGTTTTCAAAAAGCAAACAAATCTAAAGATGTTAATAAACAACATACTAAAGAATATGTTGAGATATTAAAGAAAGTAAAAGAAAATAACAAAAAAAATATTACACCAAATGAAATAATCGAAAATGCCGTTAAAAATAATAAAAAATTTTCTCAAGAAGAAATTAAAACTAAAATAAAGGAAGCACTTAATTATAATTTAAATATTAAACGTAATAATTGGCAAACATATCAATATTTTTCGGACGGCAAAGGTCATTATAAAAAAAATAGAACAGAATTACATAAAAAAATATTAAATAATTTGTTTTTACACGCAAATATGACAAAGCCCCCAAAAGGAGAAAAACCAACTTTTATAGTTCTCGGTGGACGTGGTGGTTCTGGTAAATCAAAATTTAATGGCTTAGTATATGACAAAAGTAAATATATTGTATTGGATGCCGATGCAATAAAAGAAATGCTCCCAGAATATAAAGGTTATAATGCTTTTGAAGTACACGAAGAAAGTTCTGATATACTTAACAAAGCATTAAAAATTGCTCGTAAACGTGGTTTGAATGTTGTGCTTGATGGCACAATGAAAACTTTAGACAGTACAGAAAAGAAAATAAAAACTTTTAAAGATGCAGATTATAATATTGAAATGTACTATATGCATTTGCCACGTGAAAAAGCCACAGAAAGAGCAATTGGTCGTTTTATGGGGGAAAGAGGTCGTTTTGTTCCTTTGAACGTATTGCTAAAAATGAAAAACAATGAAGAAAATTTTGATAAGTTAAAAAAATATGCTAGTAAATGGGCATTTTACAACAATGATGTAGAAAGAGGTAAAGAACCTATTTTAGTAGCAAAAAGTAATTAATTGTTATCTTTTTTTATCCATTCTATTTTATAGCCGAGTAATTCGGCTATTTTTTGTGCGTTATCATAAGTTATAGAACCTCTTTTAATCTTTTGATGCAAGTTTTCTGGTGACATATCAAGCATTGGGGCTAATTTTCTCATATTTAAACCATTTTCTGCTAACTTGCCTTTTAAAATAAACTCAAAATCCATATAGAAAACTCCTATTTTACTATGTTGATATCATTATTAACGATTTAGTTAATAAAGTCAATATAAATGTTAAGAAAAATAACAAATAAATTAATAAAAGTATTGAAATTATTAACGTATTCGTTTATAATAATAATGTGAGAGTTAATTGAAAGGCGGTTCAAAGATGTCAAAAGAAACAATTCAAGAGTGGTTTGATGAAGTAATTCAAAAGAAATGGGGCAACAGCAAATCAATGGTTGCTTATTGCCAAAAGAAATGTTCAGACGTTTTTAAAAGTCATAGTGGGTACTTGGTTGAGTTTGAAAAGCCAGATATTAAAACAAGATTCTGTTTTGGGTTTGGATATAATGGAATGTCAACTCAAGAAGATGTTGAGAACGCTTGTGATAGAGCAGACAATGCAAGAACAAATGAGCAATACTTTATAGATAAAAATTTGGCTGAATACAATGAGTGGCTTGAATTATTAGAATCAGATGAGGCTCTTTTCTTAATTCCGTCTTATTCTGGAACAAAGGCTTGTGCAATTAGAACTAATGAATATTTATGGCATTACCAATTTGAAAAAGAAAGAGTTGTTGAAGAATTAAACGAAGAAGACAGAAAAAATTTAAAAGAAATCGTATTAAAAGAAAAAGCAAAGTTTGTTAAAAGATTAAACACTTATTTAAAAAGATATGGATTAAGCAAAATTCATTCTTGGACTTATTTGGTTGATTAATAGAAAGAGGTTGCAAATGTTAAAATTTATGTATAACGGAATCAAAAAAGATGGGAAATTAATAAAAGGTCATTGGAGTATTTCTGATGAAATTAATATGACTGGTGAAATTACATTTTACGCCAGAGGTTATGAGAATACTGGGCTTGGTCAATATTTTAATGTAATAAATGATTCTGAAATTCTTGAGGATTATTTTGAAAAAGACCATTTTACTATAGATGAAAGTTCTCAATTTTATATAGAAGCAAAAATTGCCGTTTGTAAACAGCAATTAAAAAGAATTCCAAAGTATATAGAATATGCAAATAAAAATAAAATATTATATGCAAATAGAGGACAATCAACTGTTAATTTTTACGAAAATGATATAAAAAATTGGGAAATTGCAAAAATAAATTGTGAGAATTTTTTAAAAATTGCATAGGTTGAAAACCAATAAAAATAGAGTTATAATAAAAAAGAAAGGTGGTTTATATGACAGAAGAAGAAATGAAATCTTTAGAAGATGCGTTTGAGAAATGTTGGGATTATGACCCAAGCGAAGAAGAAGTAGATGCAAAATATGATGATGATTTTGATGCAGAAATAGAAGCAATGATTGATAAAAGATTAAAATAAAAAGAAGACTTTACCGTCTTCTTTTTTTTTCTCGTTTTCCCATATCATACAATTAAGATATGGAACAAGGAACAATTAAAAAGAATAATGAATTAAATGTAGGTGCTAGACGTTTTATTTTTGATACTGTTATATCTGAAGAATACACTAGACAAGCAGATATTACTGACCAATTTGTAGAAAACAACAGCACTATTCAAGACCATTACGCAATTAAACCAGAAGAATTAACTATTAAAGGGTTTGTTGCAGAGGTTACATATCAACGTGAAGACAGCCAATTTTTAGAGGAAGAATTACAAAAGGCACAGGAAGAGGCTAAAGTCAAAAAGAATTTATTAAAAATTGCCTCAACTGTTTGTCCGACTATTTCTAACTATATGAACATCGCAACTAGTGCTTATGATTATGCTTCTGATAGTGTTAAAAAGATTGCTAATGTGTTTCCTCAAGTGGAAAAGATAACAAGTAAAATTAAAAACTTTTTTTCTAAAAAAGATGTTGATACAACAAAAGATGCAACCAGTCAAAATGGAAGCAATCAACAATTGGTAGCAAGTTTATTAAATCAATATATGGATAATCGAGAGCCAGTTCAATGGCGTAATTCTTATGGAGAATTTCAAGATTATTACATTCTTGATTATTCATTTTCTCAAGAAAATAGTGTTTATTCATCTGAATTAACAATTAGGCTTAAAAAAATAAATTTTGTTGATTCAATTAAAACAAATATTGATTATTCTACATATTCTTCTATAACAGCACAACAAAATGCACAAATTGAAAATAAGGGAAATACTCAAGGCGAGTTTGTTAATACTTCTAATAAATACGACAGAATATATGGAGCAAATAGAAATGCAACTTATTAACACATTGTCAGATACTCCTATACAAAAATTTAGTTTTAAGTCTGTAGACACCAGAGAAAATATAGATTTCACTTTAAGATATATGCCAACTCAAAGAAGTTGGTATTTAGATTTCATATATAACAATCAAGAATTTAACGGAAATAAAGTTGTTTTAGGTGAAAACATTTTAAGAATGTATAAAAATATTATTCCTATTGGAATATCTATTATTGCAGATAAACATATAGAACCTTTTGCACTAGATGATTTTAGTTCTGGAAGAGTCCTTTTTTATATTTTAAACAAAGAGGAAGTAAAGCAAGTAGAAAGTGATATTTACGGAATTTATGATTAAGTGGCAAAGAAATTATAAACTTTATATCTATATTCCTAAAATTAATAACGGCATAATAGACGAAAACAATGCCGATGTTATTTTTGTTGAATATCCTATTAAGTGTGAATTTTCTGTAAGCCGTGATACTTTTTCTGATACAAACAAAACAAACATAAAACTATATAATTTAAATGCCACTAACAGAAATAAAATATTTCAAGATTATATTAATATTAATCGTGTTTGTTGGGCTAAATTTTATGCTGGCTATGGAGAAGCACTTCCTTTATTAACTAATGGCAAAATATTTAAAGCATATTCATATAAAAGTGGTACAGATATAATTACAGAATTAGAAATTATTGATTATGGTTTTTTAACTGGGTTTTCTTCCTATACTTTTGAACAAGGCTCTAGCAAAGATGAAGCAATTAAAAAACTTGTAGAAGATATGGAAAACGTTAAAATTGGCAATATGGAACGAATGACTGAAACGTTTACTCGTCCATATACTGTAAATGGTGCAACTATTGATTGTATTAATGATATTTGTGGCGGTGGTGCTTTTATTGATAATGGAATATTAAATATATTAAAACCAAACCAAGTAAGAGGCGATGTAACAGTAAACAAAATAACCTCTGAAAGTGGGTTATTAGGCTCACCAAGAAGACAAGAGGCATTGTGTGAGATAGAAGTAGTATTTAGCCCAGAACTCGTCGTAGGACAGCTTGTAGAATTTGTTAGTAAGACAGTTGACCAATTTAACGGAACTTTTAAAATTGTAGGCTTAAAACACAATGGGATTATTAGTGCTTCGGAATCTGGAACAGTTGTAACTACTCTAAATCTTTTTGTTGGAACACAATTACCAAATACTGATTTTGTTACAGTTAATTCTTATTCTATAGAGGAAGTAACTGGTAACAATGTAGCTGATGTTGCTTTATCTGAAGAAATAAAAACAGTAAGAGATGTATATAATTATATTAAAAAGTTTAAAATAGCACCTAATACGCTAGTTGCCAATACTCAATTTACTTGGGCTACATTGCTAAACTCTAGTCTTTCATACGATAAAATAAATCTTCCCAATATGGATAATTTAACAAATTTGTATTTTTCTATTCAAAAATTAGATTTGTTCCAGAAAAAATATTATCCAAGTAAAAAAATTCAAATTAATAGTGCTTGGCGAAGTGTTGAAAAAAATAAAGCAGTAAAAGGTGTTGCGAACTCCCAACATATAGTAGGTAGAGCCTTTGATTTTGTTATTCAAGGTGTTTCTGTTAGCGAAGTATTCAATAAATTAAAATCTAGTAATCTTTTTGGTTGGTGTAAAGATTATCCTAATTTTATTCACGCAGACACACGTAATATTAGTTTTAAGATTGGTAATGACTTATAGGAGTATAAATGAACAACTTTGACTCAAATGCTAATGAAAATTCAATAGATAGTGTTTTAGATAGTTTTGAAACATATCTTTTTTCTAAGTTAAATGTAATGAGAATTGGCATTATCAAAGAAGTTTTGAAAAATAACAGAATTATTTGTTTAATTGCGAATAAAAGGTTAGTCAAAGAAAATGATGATGGCTCTAAAGTATGGAAAGAATACCCTCCAATATATGCTGATGTTTGGTATATGGGAAGTGGAGGAACTGGCATAGATTTTCCTTTATCTGTCGGTAGCCCTTGTCTTTTATTATTTAATGATAGAGAAATTTCAAGTTATTTTTCTACTGGTGAAATTTCACCACTAGAAGATTTTAGAATGCATTCATTTAACGATTGCATCGCAATTCCTTTTTATCGACCAGCACAAAGCGACAAATTGACAATTAAAGCAGAAAAAATAGAACTAACTGGCGAATTAACAATTAACAATGAAAAATATATAGAACATATTCATACCAACGGAAATAAAGGCGAAAATACTGGCGCTGTTGTTATTGTAGAAGAATAGTCCGTTTTTCAATTTGCAATAATTTTATTATGAAAATTAGAAAAAATGACAGAAATAATGATTGGTGTTTTGGAAATTCTCAAGCAGATTTTCTAATAGACAATAATAATGCAATAGCGCAAGATTTAAAAACTAAACTTCAAGAATGGAAGTTTGATTTTTTTGCTAACTTGCAATCAGGTATTGACTGGAGAACAAGGCTTGGGTACAGAAATCAAAAAACATTATTAGACAGAGATATAAAAACAATTATTACAAATAATGAAAATGTATTAATTCTTTCTTCTTATTCAAGTGAAGTAAAAGATAGGTCGTTTTTTCTTTCTTTTTCTGTTTACACAATTTATTCAGAATTACCAATAACTATAGAAATTAATATAGAGGTATAGAATGAGCGATATTCTTAACGAAAATGGACTAAAAGTAAAAACTGCAACAGAACTTAGAAACGATTTAATAAACGGATTTAAGAAAATTTATGGAGATGATATTAATTTAGATAGCAACACGCAAGACGGACAATTAATAGAGTTGTTGGTGCAGATGAACGTAACAATGCGTGAAATGTTAACAGAGTTATATAATACTGGTGACCCAGATTTATGCAGAGGAAGATTACAAGACGTACGTTATAGAATTAATAACATTTTTAGAAAAAAAGGTAAATTTACAATAATTCCAATGTCTATTACTTGTAATAGCACAGTTACTCTGCAAGGCTTAGATTCTGGTGCAGATGATATTAATTCTACTGGCTATGGTGTTTCTGATGATAGTGGAAATGTTTTTTATCTATTATCTAGTCAAACATTTGAAGCAGGAACAACAAAAGACGTATTATTCAGAAGTGCTGTACAAAGTGATATAAACCCTCCAATTGGAACTGTAATTAACCCTTTAGAAATTAAAATTGGTATTACTTCTGTTTCTAATGAAAAAACAGCAATTTCTGTTGGTGATTTTGAAGAATACGATGATGATTTTGAAAAAAGACGTGCAAAGTCTGTTTCTATTAACGGGCAAAATTCAACAGATAGTATTACTAGTCAATTATTAAATTTAGCAAATGTAAATGATGTTTTTGTGTATAACCACGATTTTGAAAACTATCCAACTAGTAACGATGCTGACGGTATTCCACCTCATTATATTTGGGTAATAGTAGACGGAGGAACAGACGAGGAAGTAGCAAACACTATTTATATGAATATTGCAGGTGCGGGGACTAAAGGTTCTCAAAATGTAGAATTGCAAACAGTAAGCGGTCAATCTTTTACAGTTAATTTTGATAGGGTTGAAAGCAAAAATTTATATTTAAAGTTTGATTTAAGAGAAGTTGAATCTGGTACGGTTTTCAATTTAGAAGAAATTAAAGAAAACATAAGTAAAAATTTAAAATTTTCAGTAAATGAATACGCAGAAACTTCAAAAATTACAGAAGTTATCAGAGAAGCAATAGCATTAAGTGGTAATCTTGGACTTGGTTTAAATGTACAAATTTCAGATGATAATGTGGCTTGGACTAGTTATATTTCTTGCCCATCAAAATTAAATAAATTTGTTATTCTTCCAGAAAACATAACAATTGAGGAAATTAATATATAATGACTTATTCAGAAATTGAAAAAGATTTAATTGAAACACATCAAAATCTTTTAGAAATACAGTATTATAACAAGCCAAAAGCAAAAGAACACGTTGCTAATGTTTTAAAACCATTTCTTGCTAATTGTTTATTATTTCAGTTAAGAGATAAATGGTTAAATGTAGAAAATTCAGTAGGAAAACAATTAGACCAAATAGGAAAATGGGTAGGAGTTGACAGATATTACAAAGGTGTAAATATCAGTGGTGATTTTTACTCTTATTATGATAAAAGCGATAAAACACAACCTAATACTCAACAAGGTGGTTTGTTTGATTCAAAAACAGAAAATATTCAATATCCTTTTATTGAAGAAACTGGATTGATTTCAACTAGAAATAGTTTAAAAGATGAAGATTTTAGATTTCTGATAAAACTTAAAATTATTAAAAACAATATTTCTCAAACTTGTGGAAATATTGATTTGCAATTAAAAGAAATTTTCAACAATGAAATTTATGTTGTATGGGAAACAATGAAAATGGTTTATAAATATCCCATTTCGCTAAGCAATATAATGAAATTAGCAAAAGAAAAAAGTGTACTACCTTGTCCTACTGGATGTCATATTCAATTGGAGGCAATTAATGAATAAATTAGAAAGAAAAAACTTTAAACCGTTTGGCATAAATGCGAGAGACACAGATATAAGCCAGTTTGGTGGTGCTACTTATAACACAAAAGACGTAGAAGAAATTATAAATTTAGATGCTTGGGATACAGGTTGGCGTGCTGGAGTAGTAACAACAAATAATAATCCGTCTTTGCAACAAAGAAACGCTGTTGATTACTCTTTTTCTTATCAATTGTCTTATTTGCTAAATGAGGGTGTTCCAGAGTGGAACGCAAAAACTACTTATAATATTGGTTCTATAGTAAAAAAAATAAATGGGGCTGTTCCTAGTCTTTATTATTCACTAATTGATAACAATCTAGCGAATAAAACAACTGACACTAGTGCGTGGAAAATCTTAGACGATATTGATAAAAATAAAGTTAAAAGTCTTGTCTATCCTGATTATGCAAAAAAAGAACAAAAGACAAAGAACACTACATATCTTGCTGATAAAGATGGTTGGGTTTTGGTAGAGTATTCTAGTTCTGACCAAGGGGCAAAAGCATATTTAAAAATTGGAACAACTGAAACAGATTTAACAACAATAATGACAATTACATCAAATGTTGCAAATTCATCTGGTTCGATTTACCCAATAAAAAAGGGTTGGTATTACAGAGGGGAAACAACTAGTAATACTTATTCAAAAATTACATATTATTTTGTGCCAAATTACGAGGATTAATTAATGATTTATTTTGACAAAAACAAAATAGCACACGCTTTCAAGTTAAAAAAATATATTGCTACTTGTACAGATGAAGTTTGGGAAAAATATGCTAATACTGACAAATGGGATATTGTAGACGGTGAATTTGTTGATATTAGTAATACAAAAGAATATAAAGATAAAAAGACTTTAGAAGAA